CTAAATCAAGCGTATCTACTGGAATGAAATCCTCCCTGCTGACAATGTTTACGTCCAGAGCCGTTTCCGGCATTCCCATATAAGCGCCGCCGGTAGGAAGCCCTTTGTAGGTCACTACGTCTGGATCTGTATTGGCCGGTTTAAGAATGGTTGCCATGCTTTCGAGCATTTGATCAGACGTTGGCACAAAATCTCTGCCCTGATTCTCCATGCTCTGCTCACGACTAAGGCCAAGAACCAATGACTCAACCGGGTCCGCATCAAGCATTTGCTCAAAAGAACCGCCCTCACCGGCTTTCGATGTCCAACCCTTTCTCGTCCATAAATCTTTTTCAGCGAACCACTGGAGCGCCTGAACGTCTCTTGGGTCAAGGGGATATAGAGGATGTTCGGGACCAATAAATTGGTTGATCTTGTCAGTAGCATCCCTGATGACATCTTGACCAAAACCAAATTCTAAATTGCTAACAAAATTGTCAGGATCAACGACCTTGCCCGTAACGCCTTGTTCCGCAGAAGATGGTATAGGTTTTCTTCCGCTATGCTTCCTAAGATTTCGAGCAGACCAAACGTCTATAGTTGCCTCTTGGCTGTCACCAACCAAATTTCCTGCGAAATTTTTTGCTTTAGGGGCACTGCCAGTTCTTCTGATTCTAAACTTATCGGCCAAGGCAACCATGGCGTTGTAGGAATTAATGCCGAATTGTTTACCGTTCCGCTGCCTAATAATGTTTCTCTGGTCCCGCAGCTCTTCCCCAATTTTTTTAGACTCATTGATCAAAGCTGTGTAATTGGGGTCTGCTTTGATATCTTTTACTTTTCGACCGGTTGCTCTTTCGGCTTTTAAAAATGCCTCAGCTTGGTCTTCCAGCGCATAACGAGCGTCAAGGGAGTCGGCGAAACCCTCCATAAGCTCGTCAAATTCGCCCCGAGCAAAGCCGTCGAGTATGTCTTTCGTGAATCTAAAATTAGTCGCAACAGGGGTGTTAGGACTGGTAGCGCCGAGAAGATCGCCTGCCATTTCAGAAAAAGAACCATACTCGTTACGCAAGCGTCTTTCGACGTTTTTATACCAACCGGCGTTGTTGATTACGTTTCTTGCGGCCAAGTCATCGGGGTTCTCAGCCCTTTTAAAATAATCGATAATCTCGTCAGCAACACCGTCAGATATTTTCTTAAACTGGGCCGAACCCGGCTCAACCTGCTTTCCTGTCTTCGGGTCGATATTGTAAGCATAAGGCATCGCCTTAAACTTTAGCTCAACCTTGTTGTCCTCAGTCAGGCTTGCGCCAGTGATTTTAGGCTGCGCCCAGTCTGCGTTCGGATGTCTTTTCTTCCAGTCACGAGCAACATTCATTGCCAACGCTGAGTCGCCGCCCAGCAAAGATTCTTCAATTGCGGCCTTTTCTTGAGGTGAAAGAGAAGCCCTCTTTGCCATATTCCTAGTGCCGCGATTAAATTGAGCAGGGGCTTTCTCGGCAAGATCAACCCCCTCCCTTGCTATTTTTAAACCAAGATCATACATCCCGGCTTCGGCATCTTCGCTTTGAATCATCATGTAAGCGGCAGGAATAGAAATTCCGTATTTTTTGCTGATTTCTATGATCCGAGGGTCAAATACGACGTAATTATTAGAGCGCTTGTCCTTCGGCTTGTGCCGGGTGAAGGCGTCAGCGTACTTAACGCCTTTGATGCCTCTCTCTTTAAATTGCTCTATAATTCCGGGGGCACTCACTGCCCTTTTCATTATCTGCTCATCTGTAGGGTCGGAAGGAAAGCCGAACCTTTCTTTTAACGATAGGCTTTGGTCTCCCCCTTGCTTATAAGCTTCAACTATTTCTTGAACCGCTTTGGGCTGATCACCTACCGGCGCATCCCAATCAACCAGCTCGTCAGGATCGGCGTCGATGTTGACTTTGTACATGCGGCCAGTAACTTCTCCTGACGGTATTACTTTGCCATCTTGAGTAATTAAGTAACCAGATCCGTCTGAAAATTCGTACCTTACGTTTCCATTAACATCCGCTGAGGTTTCCACAGCGTCATCAGAAATCGTCTCAATAACGTCATCCAAGGTGGTGTTGTTGAAGTCTTCGTATCCAGAAAGCCCATACTCTTGCTCATAGCTGTTGGCGATGCTGTCCTCGGGGGCAGGCGTTGTCCCATCCTTTCTGAGCTTAGTTAAAGAATCTCGGTAACCCCTAGCAACATCCTCAGTCTCAGAAAAATACAAACCACGGCCATACTGTTGCTGCCCCTCGCCGGTGCCGATAGCTTCGGTTTTAAACTCATCAAAGTCGTAGGGGGAACCATGGTAAGCCTCGATACCGGCTTTTCGGCCGCTGTCAATAATTGCCTTTGCGAATTCGCTCTTAGCGCTCATATCAGGTCTCGGTCAATCTTTCGTAGTGGTCCCAGTTCTTACGCATAATAACCAGCCAATCATCAAAAGTCATCACCGCCGTGAGGTCATTATCACGAGGTAGTGCGGGGTTAATCGCGTACATGGGGATGCACACGCGGGACTGCTTGTTGTTGAACTTGTAGATGAGAACCGGGATGTCATTGCCACAGGCGGCTTTGACCTGCTTCCACCACTCAGGACGCCACCACCACCCCTCCTTGTACGCTTTGCACTCAATCGCGTGGTACGGGATCTTGATGTCGGCTAGGTCGGCAGTCTGGTACTGATCGAGGTTTCGTTTGCAGGTAATGTCAAAACCATGCTCGGCGAAGAATTCGTTTAGCTTCTTGCAAGTGTCGCGTTCATACGCGGCCCCCTTGTTGCGAGAATCAACCATGGGCAGTACCAGTAAAGTTTTGGCAATTCTGTTGCAAATAGGGGTCCCATGCAAGAGAATCTCAAACGGGGGGTCCCTTGCTCTCACTCCTCCGGGCGACCTCTCCTCCCTTATTCGCCCACCAAGGGACCCCCTTTTTCAATTTTTATAAAAAATGGGAGGGAGCCTGCGAAACTTCTGCGAACATAAAAGTATTATTATGCCGAACACTTAAAAGTTATTACAGAACAACTTTCTATCCCTCCCTCCCATTTTTTAAAAAAAATAAATTACAAATTTCTTGTTAATAAACAATAAGTTACGAATTTTTAGGTCTAAACAAGGCATATTTTTTTGGGAGCAAATAAAATTTTTAAAAAAAAGGTACGTCTTGTGCCCATTTACGTTGAGATTTTTTTTACGATCTTATGCGGCGAACTCAGCTATAGCTATCCGCCATCGCTCAGCCGCGAAAAAGGGGGGTGCCACGGTCCAAATCAAGGCTGACTGAAGGTCAAAAACCCGATCCATAGGGGTCCATTGTTTTTGCTCGAACGTCGCTCAGGGGCGCTCAGGATGCGCCTGACGGCGGTCAACCAGTGAGGATCGAGGCTTTGAGCGAGGGCTTTGACGCCTCTGAGCACTGGCGTTGATCAGCGATTGGTCAGACCAAGCGCCGGTCATGACGTAAGCCTTTGATTTATAAGGGTTTTGGGCGGAATTAGGGGGAAAGCTGATTTAACCCGCGAGGGCGGGCCACAGAGAAAGAGAGGCCTCTTTCTCGGTTATTCTTTTCGTTCACCAATTATGGGTGATCCATTCCTTAAATTTATAGATCATTGTCCTTCATCTCATCGCTCACGCCCAGCAGCTCGTTCAACCGTGACTTGATGTCAGCCTTCGTCATGCTGTCGAGGTTGGCATTGATATTGAGGCTTTGGCTGCGCTGTATCGTCAAGCCTGCAAGCTGGTTCAGTTCCTTCACCGCGCTTACAGCGGCGTTGTACGCCCCGTTCTCAAAGCTGGTCTCTGCTATCTTCCACAGCATACTTCCGGTCTTCTCCGGCGTGATGGCATATTTCTGTCGCAATTCCTCCTGCTCAGCTCGCACAGCTTTAACGACATTTGGATGATCGCGCCCGTTCATCAACTTGCTGGCGCTCATCGCCGGGAAGCTGAAGCCTGCCCTCCGCGCAGCCTCCGTTTGGCCACACCCGCCTTGCGAATAGTGCCACACGAACGCCGTCTGCATTTCCGTCAGCCCGAACTCGCTGTCTGCGTCAAACTGTCTGGGCACGTCCACCAACTGTGCTCGTTCCTTCTTTGGTCTGCCTCGCTCCGCCATCGTCCCTCCATCTTATTGAATATCTCCCGCGCCCCAGCTTCCAGCTCCTGCGCGACGTTGTACGCGTCCCGTTCCGCGTTGTTCAACGCTCGCCATCTACGATAGTTCTGCTCACGGTCCTGCTCAAAGTTCCACTCGAATTTATAGTCTACCATGTCGCCACTCCTTCTCCTGCAGGGTGTAGGGGGTAGTGCATAGTGCTACGCAATACCCTATATAAACACCATGTAAATACTACCAATCACCATTTACACTACTCTATATATATACTTTACTAAAAGGGTACACTACCTCCTACTATAGGAATAACCCCTCATATCAACAACTTACATCAATACCTCTATAGTGTATAGGGTGGCATATTTTTTACCCGACTCTCACTTTGATATAAACAACCATTTACATGAACCCTCATGTAAACGTAATAGCACTTTTTTTTGGCCGCCATGCAGAGTTTTTTTTAAACCCCTCCCTCCCATTTTCCTCCCAGCACCCGCCATCACCCCCCCACCTCCGACCCGGTTCACCCGTATCTTCGATCGGTTTTAAGGGGTCAGTCCCAGCCCTTCGGGGAGAATCCGAAATTGTCGGAATTGTCATCGATGGGGGTATAGCAGAGGTCGTAGATCTTTTTGCCAGAGCTTCTGCGTGGTTCTTTGCCATGCTATGACAGGATTCTGGCAGCTTCCTTAAAATCAGTCATGCGGGGCGTTTTAGCGCCCAAGTCCCTCAAAAGTTTGGTCATCTGAACCGGCTTGTTATCGGCTGAACCAAAGTTGACGTG